GTATTCCCGCCACCGCTTGATGTTGGTGAGCCGGCTGCGAAACTCGGTGGACTTCTCCAGTTCCTCGATCTGCTTCTGGTAGGCGCGCAGCGACGGATCCGGTTGCTCCGGACCCGCCGGTTTTTCGCCTGACTGCGCGCCGCCCTCGTAGGCCATCCGTTACGCCAGGAGGTAGGCAGAGGCCCCGCCCGCGGTGTACGCCGAGCAGGTCAGCTTCATGAAGCGATACATCACCACCTCGCGGACCTCGGTCATGCCGTCGTTGGTGCCGCCGGTGGCGCCGATCGCCTCGTAGCCGTTGGCCGTGATGGCGTCGGAATACGACGGCGAGGACTGCCAATCGCTGTCCTTCTGATTGGAGCCGTTGATCACCAGCGTGCCGTCGAAGGCGGCCGCCGCCGGCGTATTGAGCAGGACCACGGCCGCGCTGTGCCCCTTCATGAACGGCGTGCGGTCACAGACCACGGCCACCGTGGGGGAGCCGCCATGGGTGCCATTGCCCACCGAGCCCAACAGCTTGAACGTGGTCGCCGAGGCCTTCTCCAGCGTCCATATGCCGTTGGCCGCCGTGTTGCCTGTCACGCCCCCGATCGCCAGGCGATCGCCCGTGCGCAGCCGGTTGCCCGAGTTCGCGGTGATGACGATCGGGGAGGCATTCGTACTCCCGGAAATGGTCAGGCCATCCGCCGCGGACGACACAACGCCAAGAGCTTGTACCTTCATGTCGATACCCTCACTGTTGCGGCGCAGAACGCCCGCGCCATGCGGATCGGTGCTGGGGGCCCCCGATCAACCCTGCGCACCAGTATGTGAGGGCAAAAAGGGGGCGGCGCGACACTCAGTGCACGGGCTCGCTCACCACCGTCGCCCCGTTGGCCGGATCCATCGGATTGTCGAGTTCGATGCCCATCTGTGCGGCGAAGGCATACGCCTGGATGTGCCGGATGGTGTCCTGCAGGGCCTCCTGCGCCCGGGCGGCGGCCTCGGCAGGCCCAGCGGCGGAGACCACCATCAGCGAGCCCCCGAGCAGCGCCCCCTCGACCTTCCGAAGCCCCACCTGGCCGGAGACGGTGAAGGCGAACAGGCCGCGCTCCGGGATGCCGCCCTCGTAGGTCGGCCGCGCCCCGATCATGTCCTTCAGCTGCGCCAGCGTGATCCAGTGCCGGGACTTTTGCAGGCGCTTGGTCACCCGTTCGAACTGCTGCTGGATGCGGCTCTGCTCGTAGGCTTCCTGCTCCGTGCGGGGCGAGGTGTCCCACGGGTTCTCGTAGATCGGCTTGTCCTCGGGCGCCACACGGGGAATGCGGGCGGGCTGCTTCGGCTCTGTCATCGTCGGTACCTCGATCTCGGCTTCTCGTCGCTCGTCAGTTTCAGGAATTGGTCGAAGGTCATGGCGCTCGGCCCCTCCGGCTTCGGCTTCGGCGCGTTGCGCATGTAGGGCCGCGACATGCAGGCGTACCGCGTTTCATCCGGCGCGTGGTCCTCGCTGCTGGTGTCCACGTCCTCTGCCCTGGCCGGGTCGTGCTGCAGGGCGGGCAGTGTACGGATGGTGTCCGTGCAGGTAGCGAAGAACACCAGCATCGGCCTGCCGTCTTCGTCCCCCTTCAGTCTCGCCCGGAGTTGGTCCCAGCCACCCATCGCGCCCTTTTGAGCAACACGGGTATTGTCCGCCGGGCGCCACGAGGCGGCGCGACCGCTGCCCAAGTACATGCGCTCGGCGATCGACGGGCCGCCGTCCTCGCGGAAGGTAGACGGATCAATCACGCCGTATTCCATCTTCTCGCCGCGCTCCAGCTGCGCCACGCCGGCGCCGACCTCCTCTGCGGTGAGTTTCAGCCCGACGTTGGGCTGGCCCTCCTGCATGCCGTACCACTCCCGATACTTCACGAGGCAGCCGCGGGCAAACTGCGGCAGGCTCCCATCGCTGACCGCGTACCAGCCCACGCAGAACGGCTTGGCCGAGCCCCAGTCGCAGGACCGGAAGCGGGCCCAGTGCTCGGGCAGCGGCACGGGCGCCACGATATGCCGCGCGTCGCTGAACTCCGGGAAGAACGATCCGGCCACGACGCTCCAGTCCCCCTCCAGCCACGCGCGCACGAGCTCCTGGCTACCGGACATCTGCAGATTCGCGACGTAATCGACCCCCAAGTAACGGTTATCCTGCAGGCGAGAGGGGATGTAGATGCGATCTCGCCGCACCATTTCCCCCGTCCATGGATTCCGGTACTCCGAGCCGATCACCGCCCAGCCCTTGGGCGCCGGGTCGATGTAGCGCGCCTTGACCCAGTGGTGCCCCGGCCCGCCCGGGTTGCCGGTCGCCCGGAACCCGACAGGCACGCCCGCGCCGCTGCGCAGGGTCGCCATCAGCTTCATGATGGGGTTCGGGGAGGGGAAGTTGCCGATCTCCTCGATATAGATCCGCGTGTAGCTGTGTCCCTGATAGGCGTCCGCGTCGGCATCACGCTCGAGATAGGCGAACCGCAGCCGGGCCCCGTTCGGGAACCGCCACAGCTTGTCCTGCTCGTGGTACTGCGCGCCGATGAGGGGGTAGATGGACTTGCTGCGCTCGATGGTCTCGATGAGCTGCGTGCGTTCGCGGCGGATCATCAGGCCGATGGCGTTGGTGCCGTGTAGATCGGCATGCGAGAGCCACTCCCCCAGCATACCGTCCGTCTTCCCCCCGCCCCGCGCCCCTCCGTAGAAGACCTCGAATACCGGGCAGGTGATCAGCGCGGTCTGAGGACCGGGGAGAGGTTCCCAAGCTACTGCAGGCGCGGTGGCTGATACTGTTCCCGCCATTCGTCGACCGTGGCGGCCGGTTGCGGCAGCCGCACCACCCAGTTCGTCACATTCAGATCACCGGTGACGGTGAGCGGAAGGACCTTGCCCAGCAGCGCCATGAACGGGGCCGGGTTCTTTTTCTTGGCCTGCCGCACCAAGTAATCGACCCCGCCGGCCTTATCGAGCGCCTGCAGGACCATCTCCTTGAGCTGGGCAGATACCTTATTTGGGGAGCCCTTCGGGCGCCCTTTGCCTTTTCGTGTCAGTTGTCCTGGCATTGGTGTTGCACTATTGCGACAGTAGAGAATTGCCCGGCGCCGCCCCGTTCGTGAACAACCCCGAGCCGGGCGTCGAGTTGTACGACTGCGAGGTCTCCCACGCCGGGCGAAAGACGGCGTTCTCCACACGCTCCACCCGCTTGTCCAGGCCGTCGACCTGCGCCCCCAGCTTGGCCTGCGCCACGTAGGAGCTACCCGCCGCACAGAGCACGCCGATGAGTGCCGCCTCGAGCACGCGGGCGCCGATCCCTTTGAGCGCCCCTCCGGCCATGGGTCACAGGATCCGGTCCACGAGCGCGGCGAGGTATCCACCGGCCCAGTAGGAAAGCGCGACGGAGACGGTGCAGATCACCAGCGCCTCCACCGCCCGGATGGTGAACACCGGGTGACGTCGTACGAAGTCCCCAGTGCGCCCCTTCATCGGGCTCTCCCTCAGTGTCTTGATGCACATGCCTATTCTCCCTTCCGCTGCTTGAAGATCTGCCGGAGCCTCACTCCTTGCCCTTGCGACGCCGCAGCTTCCCGGGCAGGGAGAGAAGCCAGAGGATGGCCCGCAACCACTTCGGCAGGTACATGCCGCTCATTGCGTGCACGCCCTGATCTGCGTGGCGAAGGACTCCACCCGGGTGTAGACGCCGGGCAGGCCCTCGCGCGCGCAGCCCGCACCCCAGGAGGTCACGCCCACCTGCCGGCCGTCGACCACGAGCGGCCCGCCCGAATCGCCTTGGCAGCTGTCGCGGCCGAACTCCCCGGCGCAGATCATCGAATCGAGGAGGCCCGGGTAGGCAATCGCACAGGCCGCGTTGCTGATCACCGGCACGCTGACCTCGAGGAGCTCGTCGCTCGCCGCCTCCCCGCCTTCCTCGGTCACGCCCCAGCCGATCGCCATGGCGGCGTCCGAATCGACCACCCCGAGCGGCACGGGCGGGACGCTGACCGGGGCATCCAGCGTCAGCACCGA